TACTTTTTTATGAAGTTTAACACAAAAATATTCTCATTTTCGTTGATTTTGCGCAAAAAAGTGTATCTTTGCACAATAATTTAATTTAATTTAAATCAATCTAAAAAAAGAGATTATGACTAAAGAAGACGAAGACAACCTATTAAGGTGGTTGCAAGACAAGGACATCAGTGAGGTGATGGATTTACTGATGAAGCATTGTAACAGGTATTCAAGGAGGATTTTGAAGTTCTTCCGATGGTTCTGCAAGTACGTTCCGATTACGCTTATGTTATTCCACGCTTATGGAATGTGGGATTTCTCGCAGCATCCACGAGACATGTTCATCCCATACGCAGAAAATACGCCTTGCTATCTCTACATATATTTCATGACATACATTCTACCTATGGTTCTTATAGTGGCAAGCCGATTTTTCTTCTTGTGTTGGAGATACCGCATTCCCTTCTTCTACTTTGCAAGCATCAATGCGGCTCACATTGTTGAATGGAGCTGGTATACCACCAAAGATATGATAGATTCCTGCTTCACTATCATGGTAGTAACGGCAATATTCTATCTGTACTCTTTTGTGGATTTGTTTATAAGTCGAAGCAAGTTAGGACGTAAAATCTGTGCATAATGGGAAAGATACTAAATTATAAGTTGCTCGGCACGGCTTTTAAGTCGTTGAGTGACGCTTGCTTTAAGGCTGACGAACAGCAGAAGAACGGAGAGAAAGTCACCGCTTGCGGAATGAGCGATGATGACCTGGATAGATTGTGCGACATCATACCAGATATGCTCAATCCGATGTTGAGTACCGAGGAAGTCAAGGAGAAACTGCACGTTTCTGATGCTACACTCAATCGTATGGTTGCCAGGGGTGATATCCCGAACGGAGAATGCAAGAAGCGTGGGCATACCCGATATTTTAAGAAGTGGGATATACTACACTACATAAAAAGCAAGAGAAAATCATAACGTATAAGCCCTATCGCAGCACGGATAAGCGAGCATATATGAGTATGGATTATATGTTTTGTACTTTGATTATAGTAGCGATACTGCTAATCATTAACAGCACGTTCATTGCATACCTATACATTACTTATAAGTATAAGACGATAGATAAGTTCTTCTTAGCTTGGGTAACGGTGTCAACTATGATGTTGACAATGTGGTTCGGAGTAGGATTGTACCTGTATCTACAATAACAAGTTCGTAGCCCGATACACCTTATTATATAGGATATATCGGGCTATTCTATTAAAAAATATTAAAGCACACATATTTGTGTGCTAAATATTTGCATCTTTGATTTTTTCTTATTATCTTTGCAAGCGTAAATAATACAATAACTTAAAGTACAGCAAGATATGAAGAAAATTAATTTTTTCCCGAGAACAAAATCAGAGGCGATGGAAATTGCTAATGAGTATATCGCAAGTAAGGATGGTCTTGCTTACGATATGGATATGAGTGTAGAAGAAGCAAAGGCAAATGCTAAGATTGTTTGTAAGAACCTTACTCTTACAGTCACCTGTGATGGGGAGTCTCCATTGAAGCTTTACTACAAGTATGAAGATTAATTAAGATATTTTAGCCCTCGCCAACACGGATAAGTGCAATCAATATGTATAATCAGAAAGTATATGTTGTAATTTGCAACAAAATAATAATTAGTATTTTCAGTTCTAAGGAAATAGCTTTTTGCACCATTCCTCAAAAAGATGAGTTTACCGAAGTTACTCAGTCTGTCCGTACTTTTGACGGAGAGGAGGCGATGATTCCTACAAAAGATAATTTCTATTTGGATGCACCTATCTATGTTCATGTGGCAGAGCATACGGAATACATGATGGATTTGCCAGTAGAGTATAAGGAAGAAACTTCTATCTATGAAATTAAGGAGTTTGAGCTGAAATAAAACGTAATCTTTGAAATAATATTTAAATGTTATAGATATGAAAGAAACTAAGAATGCAACAATTCGCCTTCCGCAGGAAATTGCGGATTGGCTCACTAAGGATGGCAAGTCCATCAATCAAGCGGTTATTGATACTGTCAATACATTACAAAGTATAAGATTAATATCTACGACAGAGCTTCGTGGTATATTCTCAGCAAACGAATGGATGTTCCTGGCGGATTCATTCAACGGAACAATCATCAACGAGTCGATAAGATATAACGTTAAAATGCTTATCGCTCATTGTGAAGATTCAGTGATTTATGATTCACTTGATAAAAAGTACGATGTGGATATGGAAGTATTCAAGAAGAAACTCAGCTCCTTGCATTGTGCTAATGTTGATGCCCTTTATGCAAGAATTGAAGATTTCTGGGATAAGGACATTGATATAGAAGATTGGGCTAAGTTTTGATTGGTATAAACGTTAAAGAGAGGTAAGTGATTGCCTCTCTTTTTTTACATTTTCAAGAAGTCTTCTACATCAATGTACTCAATTCCGAATTTCTCCGCACACTGTTTGTCGGAGTCCGAGAAGTCTCCTTCTTTTCCGCTAGCATCACCTATCATAATCAGCTCACTCTTCTTCCAAGAAGAATACGATTCTAGCATTCCGGTATTTGGCTTTCTCATTCCTATCTCTGCATGCGATGGGCAATACATAGAGTTGACGAATATATTTCGTCCGGTATGATTGCGAAGATATTTTTGCATAAAGCTTTCAATCGCTTTTATCTTTCCTATGAAGTCCTGTTCGTCAACGAATTGAGGGATGCCTCCTTGGTTTGAAACTATTTCCACATAGTAAAGAGTAGGGAACACCTCTACAATCTTATCCAAAACCTCTTTACGGATTTTGAAATCTGTCACATCTATTGGAAATTTGGTTCCTGAAATAGTCTTGATAATAGTATCATCTAAATCTATGAACAATACTTTTTTCTTGATAAAATATCCTTTTCCTGTCATATCTTTGCTTTCTATATTGTTGTTTAATAGGTATGTTTTCTAATATAGAGTTCGAAAAAACACAGTTGTTATGGTGTGTCTCACCTTTTTAGTAATGCAAAGATACGACAAAAAAGACAGACTTGCAAATAAATTAATGCAAATTTTAAAACGTTATCTGTTTTTAATGAAATCTTTAATAATTCTCGTAATAGAATCTTCCTTGATCGCCATTGGAGCATCGCCTTGGTACTCTATTACTTGGTTGCCACATTCCTGCCAAAACAAATTGCTATTAATACGTTCTCCATCAACTAATAGCCAATTTGAATGAAACTCAAATGAATGCATCTTAGTTAACGGAACAAGAATAAACATATTATTCTCCTTCTTGTTCACTAGTACAGACAAGTCTGAATCATCAAATGTGATGATAACTTGATTTTCATTCTCGGAAAGAACGTTGTAATCCTCGTTATAACGTTCGAAAAGATAATTTTTAATGCTAGAACAACTCATATTCTTGTAATTTTATAGGAGGGCAGATGGAAAAATCCAAGGTCTGCCCGCCAAGTTAAACTTATAAGGAAATCTTCTATAATATAGACTGGCAAAGCCATCCCATGAGATAGCATGGTTCTTCGCCTTGCATGTCTATTCCCAGATGGTTGCATATATGTGCAACCACATGGAACATTTCATGTGTGAGGCTGTTTATATACTCGCCTTCAGATGTTGACTTACAGATAAGGACGACACTTGTGTTCTTTGAAACATTTGTGTATGTCAAGCCTTTGTTTGGTGAATTGGTTGAGATGTGGTCGTATGCATCCAGCAATGGTTGCCCTTTACAATCAATGGAACTTAGTACATCTATAGCCTCATCAACCTCTTCTTGATTAACAACATGACATACAATCACATTCCAATCATATTTCTCTAGGTAAATTTCTTGTTTAATCATAATACATCATCCCATGGAATGCCGATTCCGTTATGGTTGCAATCGGCATAAAATCTATTGAAAATGAATCCATCCTCTTGATCTGGGTCATCCACCATATCCTTAATAAATTGAGCCAAAGCAGCTTCATCCTTTAAAGAGGACTTAAAGAAATCGGCTCTAGCCATGTTTGCGACATAGACAAAATCGTAATTGTCGGCATTCTCCAACTTTACGTTGTTGACTTTAAGGAGTTCCTCCACAGTGTCTTTTTCTGTAGGTTCTACTCTTTCTAACTTGCCTGTCGTTGCGTTTGTCTTGCGCATTAAGGTGATAGCCCAATCACACATTTTTTTATTGAAGTGCCATCCATTGTAGCGAAGGTATGCAATCATTCCTTCGGGCTTCATGTCGTATGCATCAAGTGGTATTTTGTATCTTCCCATAACTGAAATTTTTAAGGAGGTGGAGATTTCTCCCCACCTCAAAGTGTAATACTAATAGCGATAGCCGCCACCTCTGCGACCACCATGTCTTTCACCATAGCGGTCATCATCATCATCATCCCAATTATCTCTGTAATCAGGCATTGGGTTTCTGTGACCCATTCGTCCATACTTGTCATCCCCCATTTCATCAA